CGTCTCCACCGTCATCGGCGCCTGCGTCCTCGCGGCCATCTTCACGGGGATCATCTGATGGAAGCCGCCATGCAGACCGAAGTGGCGAAGATCGTCGCCAACCTGGCCCCGCGCTCCGGCGCGCTCGGCATCCTCACCGCAGACGATGTGCGCCAGATCATCGAGCGCGCGGCCGCGCAGGGTGTACTTGCCGGCTGGGCTGCGGGAATGCGCCAGGCGCGCGAAATCCTCGCCGAGACATTGGAGAAGTAGCCATGACCGACGACGAGATCATCCGCTTATGGCGCAAGCACTACGAGGTGCTTGGATTCGCGCACGCGCTGATGGAAAAGATGAACCCGCCCAAGCGCGAGCCTGTGGCGTACCTCGCCACAAATGCTCTAGGGTTCAAGTTCTTTCGCGTCCATCGGCCCGATGACATCTATAAACCTGTACCACTCTACGACTTGAGGGCTGAGAAGTGACAACCGACCGCGAGGCAATGCAGCAGGCGCTGGATGCGCTGGATCGCGTTATGAGCCACGGCTCTGCGGTGCAGGAAGCCAAAGACATTCTCCGCGATAGGCTGGCGCAGCCGGAGACAGTCATGGCTGAGTACAGGTTCCAGACCTACGCCGCGTACAAAACCGATGGTGAGCTAAAGATCGGGGTGGTGCCGGAGCAGAAGCCGGAGACAGTCATCGACAAGTCTGCCGCAATCCGCATCGCTACCGCGCTTGGATGGGTTCCGCCCGGCGACACATCGCAAGATCGTGTCTATGAAGCGGCAAAACAGCGACAGGAGCCGGAGCCGACGGTTAAGTGGGACGCATCAGCCCCGCTGGTAGTCACGCCGCATCCTGCCTTTCAAGCCGCTACGCTGCGCCGGGAGTGGGTTGGTCTGACGGAGGAGGAAATCAACGCCTGCGACCCGCAGGAAGAATGCTGGAACTTGTTGGAGGTGGCCCGTGCCATCGAAGCCAAGCTGCGGGAGCGCAACAATGGATAGAGAAGACATCATCCGCACGGCGCGGGAGGCTGGACTTGATCCAGACCTTTGGAATTACACCGATGCGTTTGAACGCTTCGCCGCCCTTGTCGCCGCAGCCGAGCGCGAGGCGTGCGCTCAGTTGCTCGACGACATGGCGGCAAGAGATAAGCTGTCGAACTACTACGCCATCGCGGCTAAGGCCATAAGAGAAAGAGGGCAAGCATGAAACCAAAGCTCATCAATCTCATGGAGCAATGCATCGAGACAGGCATCCAGCGCGGCTGGGATCGCGCCTTCAAGCACGACGATGCAGCTCCTGCTGATGTCATACGAGAGCGCGTCCGCGAGGCGATCTGGCTGGAGCTGCATGAGTGGTTCGACTTTGACGGACCGGAGCCGCAGCCGCAGCCGCAGCCCCTGTTCGACGACTGGCGCGGCGGGTTCCCCTATAAGGGCTGCCCGCCCTGCAACAACAAATGCGAGCAAGGGCGCCTGTGCCCAGCAAGGACAAAGTAATGCCAGCAAAAAAAGGAAGCCGCATCAGGGCAATCCGCGCTCTGCTCCGCTCAGAGCCGGATGGGATGACGGTCCATGAAATCGAAGCCGAAATGACCCGCGTCGATCAGTCCCACATCTCGCGCATCCTGCGCGCTATGCCGGACTCATACATCGACCGCTGGATTTATGTGGAGGGCACACGCTGGGCGCGCGCTGTCTGGTGCGTAGTGGTGCCGCCAGATGATTGCCCACGACCAAAAAGGAAAGACGAGTACCTATGACTGATCCATTTCGGATCGATAGCCCGACCTGCATCAGCTTCAGCGGAGGCAGAACAAGCGCGTATATGCTTTGGCGAGTCCTTCAGTCTAATGGCGGCCTGCCCAATGAGGCCGTGGTTTGCTTCGCAAATACAGGCAAGGAAGATGAGGCAACGCTGCGCTTTGTGCGTGATTGCGGTGAGAATTGGAATGTCCATATCAACTGGGTAGAGTTTCAACAAGAAGAACCACAGTTCCGCGTCGTGACTTTTGAGACGGCGAGCCGTGATGGCGAACCATTTGAAGCCGTGATCCGTAAGAGGCAGTATCTGCCCAATCCTGTTACGCGGTTTTGCACCAGTGAGCTGAAGATTAGGACGATGCACAAATGGCTGCGCGCTAATTGGCAGTCGCTCGGATGGGATGCCCATGATCTTGAATGGGACCAGATGATCGGCATTCGGGCCGATGAGCAGCGACGAGTCGCAAAGATTCGCGCCAGAGGACACAGCACAGAAACCACCAAGGAAACGATGAGGATGCCATTGGCTGATGCCGATGTATCCTTAACGGAAATTGACAAATTCTGGGCGCAGCAATCATTCAAGCTGGAGCTTCCTACATATCAAGGCAGGACACTTGCAGGAAACTGCGATCTCTGCTTCCTAAAGCCCGCCAACCAAGTATTTACCCTGATAAAAGAAAAGCCAGAGCGAGCAGTCTGGTGGGCGAAGATGGAGGCGCTGGCGCTGGCGTCGAAGCCTGATGGTGCTGTGTTCCGCAAGGACAGGCCGAACTACTCGCAAATGGCAAGGTTCGCGCAAGATCAGCGCGATATGTTTGACAAAAATGAAGAAGGCATCGCCTGCTTCTGCGGAGATTAAAAAATGGATCACAAACCAATGCAAGAAGACGAGCGCAGCATCATGCGCGAACACATCATCTTCCTCGGCACGCAGCTCGAAGCCGAGCGAAAGAGCAACCAAGCCAAAACGGAGTTCCTGCGCCGCCTCCTCGAACGCGAGGACCTGGGCTGGGCCGTCAGTGATGAGGTGCGCTCGCTCGCGTATCACCTCCTCATCGACGAAGCATTCCGCGCAAAGGAGGCGCTTGACAATGCCAATTGAACTCAGACCCTCGGCCGCCTCGCGCTGGATCGCCTGCCCGGCGAGCGCCCTCCTATCAAAAGACATACCGCCAACGCCATCAGGGGACGCGGCGCAAGCGGGTACAGCGATCCACGCGCTTGCTGAGTACTGCTACCAATTTGACGATGACCCTCTCGATTACGAGGGCGACACGATGGAAGGCGTCAAGCTCGCAAAGTGGCACTGCGAGATGGCCTACGACCATCTCCAGGCTATCCGCGACCTCGAAACCTTCGCAGGCCAAGGCTCGATCCGCATCGAGGAGAAGGTCAGCTACCTGGAAAACGACCAAGTCACGCTGCGCGGCACAGCCGATGTGATCGCCCTGGCGCGCCATGAGAATGTGATCGTCGTCCTCGACCTCAAGACAGGCGCGCAATACGTTGACGAGGACTCCGATCAGCTCAAGATTTACGCGCTCGGGGCACTCAAGAAATTCGACATCGACGCCAAGACAATCGAGCTTCAGATCAACCAACCACGCACCGGCGGCGTGCGCGTCCACGCAATGAGCCTCGACGATCTGCGTGCCTGGGAGCGCAACACCCTAATCCCGGCCATCATGGCCGCCACAGACCCGCAGACGCAGCCTAAGCCCTCAGAGAAAGCCTGCCAGTACTGCCCTGCCAAGCTGACCTGCCCAGCGCAGGCCGCTGCTTTTGAGCTTGTGGCCGCGCAGGAGCCTGGCATCGTCACCATGAAGAAGGAGGACATCCCAGCAGTGATGCGCCGCCTCTCAGACGATCAGGTCAGCGATCTCCTTGACCGCGCGCCCATCGTCGAGGCATTCGTCGCCGAGCTGCGTAAGCACGCCAAGGAGCGCATGGAGCAAGGCGGCGTCTTGCCAGGATGGCAGCTCGCCCCGAAGCGCGCCAGCCGCAAATGGATCAACGAAGATACAGCTAAAGATGCACTTATCAACGCAGGTCTGCATGTGGATAAGCTGTACATAACCGACTTCATTTCGCCAGCAGAGGCCGAAAAGCTGCTGGACAAAGAGCAAAGGGAAATCCTTGAAGGGCTAACCAAGAAGGAAAGCTCGGGGACCACCATTGCAAGGGACGCAAGCCTGCGTCAATAATGCCCGTTCCGGGTACAACCTCAACCTCAAGAAAGCGAAACGCAAAATGCTAAATCTCTCATCTGGCGGCGGCAGCGGTAACTTCATCCGATTCAGCCCCGCAGCAAACGCATGGACCAATTCAAATAACGAAGAAATCCAACTCAAGAAAGTGGTCTTCGACATCGACAACGTGCAGACCGGCTGGCTACAGCTCGGCGTCGGTGTGCGCGATTGGCAGCCCGATGCAGCCGTAGGCAAGAAGGGCGCGCAGCCCTCGCCAGATCATAAGCGCGGGTTCTCCGTGAAGTTCTACAACAAGCAGCTCGGCACCTGCGAGTGGTCCTCTAACGGAGTCGGTCCCAACATGGGACTCGAAGCCATCTACGTCAAGTGCATCGAGGATCGCAAGTCGATCCCTCTGAACGCGACCCTCCTGCCAGTCATCGAGTACAAGGGATCGAAGATGGAGAAGATCGGCAAGGGCACCACCCGTATCCCGCAGTTCGATGTGACAGACTGGATCGCCCGGCCCGCAGGCATGGACGAG